ATGTAAAGCAAGAAAAAAAATCTGTAGTTAATAGTTCTTTTTACCAGTAAGCAAAGAAGAAAAACTCTGAGTATAAAAAGAGTTTATATAGGAAACTGAAAGATGCAAAGTCTAATGACAAAAGAAGAAGCTACTGAACTGGAATCAATACCGCTTGAATATCAGGTTTTTGCTCTCTCTTTTAAAGACCCCGGTGCTGTAAAATACTTTAGTGAAAATGTTCCATCAGAAATAGTTGGATTAATTCATGGCGAAAAAGGAGTCAATGAATTTTATGAAGCAATTATTTCTTTTCATAGAGCGACAAACTTAGACATAGTAGATCCCGTAGCTTTTAAGTCATGGCTTCAGTCTGAAACAGATATACACGAAGCTCTCGGCGGCGCTTCAGGCGTTCAGATAATGTTGGATTATATCCAAGATATAGAGTTATCAAATAAAGAAACTGTAGGGGAGCTACTAAAATATAAAGCTAATAAAAGAAGACAAATAAATTTCTTACACGAACTGCAGATACTTTTAAATAAAAAAGGAATTAAAAGTAAAGAAGATATATCTAGAATAGAAGAAATAACTTCGCAGATAAAAGAATTAGAAAATCTGATTAAGTATGATCCATTTGATAAACTAACTACAGCTTTAGACATATCAAATAGGGCAGACGACTTACTGGATATACCTAACTTCATGCCCACTCAGTTTAAATCGCTCAATAGAGCCATGGGCTATACTGATGAAGGGGGATTCTTTAGGGGTGCAGTGCATGCGATAATAGCGCCGTCAGGGAAAGGCAAGAGCACCTTTGCAAAGTGTCTAGCTAACCATTGGTTAGATACTGGCTACAGAGTTATGTATGTTAACTTTGAAGAAGCCATTGGTCACTGGGAGAGAATATTAATGACGCAGATTATCGGCAAAAATGTATATTCTGAGTCTAGTAATTGGTCTCAATCAGAGAAAAAAGAATTTATTTCACAGTTTAAAAATAGACTAAATTCGTGGGGCGATAGATTAATGGTCAGACACGATCCAGATACCCCTTATTTTGAAGATTTGGAATTCTGGTTAAGAGATCTAATTGGCCATCCCGACAAAATGCCAGACATAGTCATTATTGATACTATACAGTCTATGTTCACAAGAGGTAACGGTAAGGGCAAGCCTCGTTGGGGTGAATTTGAAGAGATGATGGTTAAGCTAGAAAAACTTGCAAGAGACATGAACTGCGTCTTAATAATAACCGCTCAAGAAAACGCAAATAGAATGAAGGAAAAGAGAGAAGTTGTTCAGCAGTCAGACACTGGCGGCTCTCTTGCTATCCAGCAGAAGTGCGCTGTTACAATCTTTATTACAGAAAAAAGATTAATATCAGACGATGAAACAGAAGATGAACACATTATGCAGCTGCAGATTCCTAAAAATAGAATAACAGGATCAGCTTTTATGTATGATCCTCCTCTTGTTAGATACAATGATGAGAAAAAGATCTATGAAGATTACGAGCCAGTAACGTCGGATTCTTACTATAGGAAAACAGATTTAGAAGATCTATTAAATGGAGAAGGATTTGACTAGTGCTAGTATTAACACCTGAGGCAATAAAGGATTTTCAGACATGCGAAAGACTCTATGATTATAGGCATCAAGAAAAGGTGCCAGAGACAATATATTCTAGAGATTTAGTTAGTTCTAATTTTGAAAATAGTATAAAAAATATTATTCAATTTTTTTGGTTTAAAAAACAGGGTGGAATAACTCCATCTTATTCTTCTCTTCTTAATAGATGGGAAAAAATATGGTTTCCAAAAAATTATGATTCATACGAAATAGCTACAGAGCAGCATGAAATAATGTACGGAAACACATCAAACATGACTAGTAAAGCCGCAAGTTTGTTGATGAAGTTTCATGAAAAATATAGCGAAATGGATATTATTCCAATGTCTATATGTGACGAATATATTTTTAACATAAACTCTTCTGTAAGAATACAAGATAAAATAGATATTATCTATAAAAAAGATTCTCAGATTTATGTAACTAAATTAATATTTAATTACAAAAACAACAATCGTCATCTTTATCAAATTGATTTTTCAACAATGTATATGGCATTTACAAATCATTATGGTGACTATAGTAAAATTAGTAAATTCGGCTATATTGATTTAATGTCTAATGATTTGTCATTCAAAGAATATGAGATAAACGATGAAGATATAGAGTCAATTGAATACTGGTGCGATACAATATATGGCAAAGAAACATTTGTTCCAAGAAGAGGTTTAACCCCCTATTGTAAGAAGTGCCCTTTTGATAAACCATGTTCAAAATGGAGTGGATGGAAAAATAATGAGTAAAAATATTTTAGATGAAATCTTAAAACAAGATGTCAGCAGCGCTATTTTTAACGAAAATGAAGTTTTATCTTCACTGTTACAAGAGATAAATCTTATAAAAGATGAAAATATAGCTTCTTTTGTTAGATCAGTGCTGCTAAAAGCAGACTCCTTTTGGTCTATACCGTCAAGTTTTTCTGGCAAGTATCATCCACCGGACGAGCATGATGAGGGCGGAAACGTTTTGCACACCAAAAGAGTTGTAAGAATAGCGAAAGTAATGGCTGAGTCGTACGCATTGTCGGAGGAAGAAACAGATATATTATTTGCCGCTTGCATTCTTCATGATGTAACCAAGGGAGTTTTGCATGAGGACTGCGACTCATTCAGCTACGACCCCATGCACCCATATACAGTTGGAAAATTTGTAGCCAACTGCCAACTAAGTGATAAAGAGCATGCAAACGATGGTCAGTCAACTTCTCTTTTTGTTCCCGAAGATGCCATGCAAACAATACTGAGACTAGTCAGATGCCACCTGGGACCTTGGTCGCCAGTACCTGAAACTTATCCCATATCTTATATGGATTACATAGTTCATTTAGCCGATAATATAGCAAGTAAGTTGCACGTTATAATAGAAGATAGCGATTTAATAAATGATAAATGGCGAAAATCAACTGAAAAAGACTGATAGAATAAGTAATAGAATACACATTCTATCTAATTTAGACGCAATAATAAAAGAATCGGTCTACTACAGAAGTTATTCCGAAGAACTAAATAATTGTAGTGCTACCTATAAAGTTTCTTTGTCAGAAAAAGAGAATAAAATAAAAATATTATGAAACTACCCTCAGATGAATCTAAGTATCTTTCTTCTTGGAAGTATGTTGAGTTAGCTAAATATGTTCCCAGTTTAAAGAAAGTTATAAGAATCAAAAAAAACGATAAGCCCTTCATTGTTGACATTCGAGATGTGGAGTCATTTAGAATAGATAATGATAATATAGGGTTATACACTTCAATATGGCACTATGATAAAACTGATATAGACAATTCAACTCGCCTATCCTCATTGTACTTTGATATAGATAGTGCAGATTTTGCCGAGTCATACGCAGATGCAATTAATTTATACCAATATTTAATCAAATATATTCCAGAAGATTCCGTCTTAGTTTACTTTACCGGAAAAAAGGGATTTCACATAGAGTGTGAAGCTATTGCGTTAGGCGTCAATCCTTCAAACAATCTTCCAAATATCTTTAGGTTTATAGCTCAATCCCTAAAAGAAAAACTATCACTTCAGAACTTAGACTTTAGCGTCTATGACTCAAGAAGAATGTGGAGATTAACCGGCAGCAGACATCAAGACACGCTTCTTTACAAAAATATTATTCCATCTGAAGTTCTTTATTCAGATAAGGATAGCATAATTAACTACTGCAAAACTCAAGCGTCCAATACAGTTAGGGAACAGTCCTTTAGTGCTAAAGCAAATGAGTGGTTTAGAGATTTTACATATGAACTTGAAATCGACAAAGAAAGATCAAAAGATTTCATAGGATATTTTAATAAGTATGGTTCATCTGCATTTAAGAGTATAGATCAAAAAGAAAAAACATTCACCCCTAAAAGACTTGTGGAAAATTGTAGCGCAATTAAAAAATTGTACGATCAAGCAGTTGAGAATAAATTTTTAGAGCACGAAGCAAGACTATTTCTGTGCTCAATCCTTTCCTACACGGAAGACTCAATAGAATTTTTGCATGCCATTCTAAGCAATTGTGATGATTATAACGTAGAAAAAACTAATAGCCACATTAAAGACTGGGTTAAAAGAAGAGAGCTAGGTATAGGTGGTCGACCATATACTTGCGATAGGGCCAACTCAGTTGGTGTTGGTTGTGGAGACTGTGCCCTTGACAGAAAGAATAAATATGTTAAAATAGGAGAAAAGTATGTTGAAACTCAAGAGTTATCTTCTCCGTCACCGATAAGATTCGCATACTCAAGCAAAGATAAAGGAGGTGAATATGGCTCGAATAGAAAATCCAGATGATGTTATTGGCGTATGTTCAGAGTGTAAGTCCGATCAGCCAGAGCAATACATGATGAGAAATCCCTTTGCCCAAGAAGGTAAGCCAGTGCCGTGCAAGTACTGTGGTGGAGTAGTAATAATTACCTATAGAGAAACCAGAGATGAAGCTCTAGATGGTTCAGATAAAAGTAGAGGAATTTAATGAAAAACTGGACCAATCTGCATAACCACACGGTATACTCCATGCTTGATGGTCACGGTAGAGTTGAGGAATATCTAGACAGAGCTAAATCCCTAGGCATGAAGGGTATAGCTACCACTGATCATGGTAACATACATTCTTGGTTAGATTTTTATGACGCTGGCGTTTCAACTGGAGTTAAGCCTATATTGGGTTCTGAATTTTATCAGGCAAGAAAGAGTAGGTTTGATAGAGATGAAGAAGAAAGATCTGGTCCAGCTAAAAATGAATGGGAGCAGAGAGGTCCTTACCATTTAACTATCTTGGCTAAAAACAATACAGGATATAATAATATTATTAAAATGTCATCAAGATCATATCTTGAAGGATATTATGTTAAGCCAAGAATTGATCACGATCTCATAGAGCAGCACAGTGACGGAATCATTGTCCTCTCCGGATGCCTTAATGGCGAGGTGTCTCAAGCCTTACTTAGAGGTGATTATGACTTTGCTTTGTTGTCTGCTCAAAAAATGCAAGACATAGTTGGTAGAGAAAATTATTTTATTGAGATTCAAGATCATGGTTTATCAGAACAAAAAAAGATTACCAATCAGTTAGTACAAATTGCCAAAACAATCGGAGCCAAGATTGTTCCAACTGGCGACTGCCACTACGTACATAGGCACGATGCCAGCTCACACGACATAATGTTATGCGTAGCAACGAATGCTACAATCGATACTCCAAATAGATTTTCTTTTAGTGGAGATGAATTTTATCTTCAATCATATGAAGATATGAATAAAAAATTTAGCGATGAATGGCTAAAAAACACCATGGACATATGTGACATGGTTGACGTCAATCTGAGTTTTGGGAATATATATTTTCCTAACTTCCCAATTCCCACCAATGAGTCCTCTATAGATTATTTTGAAAGATTAGCCTGGGAAGGTCTTAAGATAAAGTATGGAGATCCACTTCCTGATCATATTGTTGATAGAGCAACTTATGAAATAAGAGTTGTTAAAGATATGGGTTTTCCTGAGTATTTCTTGGTTGTTTCTGATCTTGTTAATTGGGCAAAAAATAATGATATTAGAGTTGGATGGGGAAGAGGATCGGCTGCAGGCAGTGTTCTGTCATACGCTTTTAATATTACTAATTTAGATCCAATTAAGTTTGGTTTGATGTTTGAAAGATTCTTGGTCGAAGGAAGAAAATCGATGCCAGATATCGACTTAGATTTTGACGATAGATATAGAGACCAAGTAATAGATTACGCAAGAAATAAGTACGGTCACGACCATGTTGCTCATATATGTACGTTTAATAAAACTGGAGCAAGACAATCAATCAGAGACGCCGCCAGAGCATTAGGTTATGATTTTTCTGGAGGAGATTCTGTAGCAAAGCTTGTTCCAGCGCCAGTTCTAGGTGTTTCAAAAAGCTTGACCGAATGTATGGACAATGAAGAGTTCTCTTCGCTATATAAAAAAGACGCAGACGCTAAAAAAATTGTAGATACAGCTTTCGGATTAGAGGGTTTAATTAGGCAAACGGGAATGCATGCAGCCGGAATCGTTGTATCCAGAGATGCCCTAACAGAATACTTACCTGTCATGCAGAAGGGTGTAGATAATCCAATCATTACACAATGGGACATGGGGCGCGTTGAGCAGTGTGGGCTATTAAAAATAGATTTTCTTGGATTAAGAAATCTTGGAGTTATCGACTCTTGCATAAAGCTAATTGAAAAACACAAAGGCATTTCTATCAATGTAGATAATATACCAATCGACGATGAATTGACATATGATCAGCTTGGTAAGGGCAATAGTGCAGGCGTGTTTCAGTTGGAGTCTTCTGGAATGAGAGAGCTGATGATTCAGCTGCAACCTAAAAATATTCAAGATATTATGGCTTTAATATCATTATATCGTCCTGGTCCAATGGGCTCTGGAATGGACAAGGAATATATAGACAGAAGACATGGCCGAAGCAAGATAAAATACGATCACCCAAAACTTGAGCAAGTGTTGTCATCGTCGCTCGGCATCATGCTTTATCAGGAAGACGTACTTGCCGTAGCGAGAGAGTTGGCTGGTTTTACCTCCGCTGAGGCAGATGACTTGCGTAAAGTAATTGGCAAAAAACTTATGGATAAAATAGCTGCAATGAGAAGTAAGTTTGTTCAAGGATGTGTTAATACCTCTGATATAGATGAGTCATTAGCAGATAAAATATTCTCAGACATTGAGTACTTTGGTGGCTATGGTTTTAACAGAGCTCACGCAGCCAGCTACGCAATGATTAGCTACATTACAGCCTACCTTAAAACTAATTATACCGTAGAGTACATGGCAGCTTTAATGTCATCTGTTGTCGGAAACAAAGATAAACAATCACTGTATTTATCTGACTGCAGAAAATTAGGAATAAATGTTTTATCTCCTTCTATAAATTATTCATCTATAGATTTTGAAGTTATAGATGATGAAACTATCATCTTTGGTCTATCTGCAATCAATGGAATAGGTAACTCTATAGCAGAAAATATTGTTTCAGCAAGAGACTCTTCTAGACCATATTCTAATATATATGATTTCTTTAGAAGATGCGATCCTGTCACTTTAAAAAAATCTACCCTGGAACATCTAGCATCTGCTGGAGCCTTAGATGAGTTATTTACATCCGGAGAAGATGAGGAAATAAATAGAATAGAAGAACTTCAGGTATTAGAAAAAGAAAAAGAAGAACTAGGAATTTACGTAACAGACCATCCAGTAAGTGGCATATGGGATGTTCTGTCAAAAAAAGTTACTGATGAGATTATCGAACTACACAACTATAATCCAGGTGTTCAAGTAAAAATTGGCGGAATAGTTACAGCCTGCAAAGCTTTGACGACAAAAAAGGGAAAGAAAATGTATAAGATATTGTTAGAAGATATATCTTCTGACATAGAAGTTATAGTCTTTCCAAATTCAGCTAAAAATATATCCGATAACTATTTTCAGAAAGGCGATATATTAATAGTTTCTGGTTCTATCAATAAAGAAAGTTCAGAAGAAAACTCTATTGTAAAAGTATTTTACAACTCTTCTGAAAAAATAGATTCTAGATCTATGTCTAGCGGAAAAGCTTTAGTTTTTTCTGTGGATAAAAATATATCACCTACATCAATATCTAAGATTTATGATATAATAGAATCAACAAAAGGCGACAAGCCGGTTTACTTAGAAGTAAGAGATGGCAAACATAAGTTTGTTTATAAATTCAATAAAAGCACAAGTCAAAAAGCACAGAATGCAATACAACAAATATTAAATATGGAGTAAAAATGTCAAGCGCAGGCCCGTCAATTAACCCAACTAATAAATGGTGCTGGACCTTCTGTCCGTCATGCAATAGGTGTCAGGATAAAGGTAGATACACTAGATGCAACGGTTGTTCAGGAAGATATGATCCAGATTTGAAGATCATTGCTGACAATGATGACTTCTGTGATTGCAAAAATGGTGTACTTAGATGGAAAACAAAGCAAGGCAAGCTTGTTATGACAAGATTTAAGTCAAATCCATTTAAGGGTGAAGTAAAATATGAGCGAAAAACAGAGGATGAAAGAGACTGGGACGCGTATGTTAATGATATGCGAGAAAAGCTTAATGATCCCAACTGGAATCCCATAACTATTTACGAGGACTAAACATGAACCTTCCCGCTGTAATAGAAAAAGGAAACATAAAAATGACTGAGTACTGTCAGTCAGACTATGGTTACGAAGATAGATTTTTTATTCAATGTACATGTGTAGGCTTTTATATGAGCAAACAGGAATTAAAAGACTTATACACTGTAGTGAGTTACTATTTAAATGCTGACGACTATACAGACGTTAGGGTTTCCATAGGAGGCGAAGATGTGGCCATATGAAGAAGACGATCACATGGAACTTGGCGATAGTGGTTGGGTTCCAGTTAAAAATGGCGGATATAAAAATAAATACAATGGACATTATATTGATGAAATGGGCAGAGAATTTGATACGGAAGGTGTATTGATATTTGATCCTGAACAAGAATAGGAATATTTTGCGATCATTAGAAATTAGAAATTATAATAGTTTAACAGATTTTGAAAAACTTGGTTTAGTAGATTTTTCTTACTCAAGGCTAGATACCTACAACCAATGCCCTTCAAAATATTTTTATACTTATATAACAAAAGAGGAACGTTCCTTCAGTCCAGCAGCAGTCCTTGGCAATATAGTTCACTCTGTGCTGGAAAACACAATAGAGCCAGACGGACTAGCTAGCATAGAGGATATTAATAAAGAGTACGTTAAAAATATATCTATTTGGGATCCACAAAGTAAGATATCTAGTGAATTAATATCTGTTGGTACAAATATTTTAAACGAATTTTACGATCAAAATTCTGATGCACAATTTAATGTTTATGAAAAAGAAATGTCTTTTTCTTTTATTATAGGGTCTTATGCTATTAATGGATACATAGATCGTGTAGATGTATTGGGTGACAGGGTTAATATTGTTGATTACAAAACCGGAAAATGGGAAGTAGCACAGAAAGATATAGCAAACAATCTTCAGCTAGGAATATACGCCCTAGCGATGAGTAACATATTTCCGGAAAAAGAGATATATGCCGAGCTGTACTATCTCAGGTCTGGAAGAAAAAAGGGACACCTATTCTCCAGAGAAGATATAGAAAATGTCAAAATTAGATTAATTGATAATATCAATAAAGTCATAAGCGACAATAACTTTACTCCAACTAACAATCCAAGGCCTTGCTCTTATTGTGATCACGCTGCTTCGGGCGTGTGTGGTACTGGCGTATTCAGAAATAACAAATCTAGAAATAGATAAAAGAAAAGGGACCGGAGACCGGTCCCAAATCTTTTGATATTTTGTATAAAAAAAATATCAGAAATTGTTAACAGGATTTTCTTCAGCAGAAAGCCAGAGATCAAAGTCCTCGAACTCTGTTACTGTCTTTACGGCGTCAGCATTAGAGTAATCCAAGTGTGCAACAAGGTTCTCAATTACTTCCTGGTCAATGTTGTTGTTGATGCTGTTGATGATTGTTGTTAGTGTGTTCATGTTGTTCATTGTATCTTTCTTTGCTGGTTTCCGCAACCCTTTTGCAGAAAAATTTACTTTTTTTATTTTATATTGTATAATTTAAGATACATTATTTTGACTAGTCAAGGATACCATAGATATGAGCGAAATCCTCAATCCAGAAGAATTTTTTATGAATAAATCTTCTTTTAAAAAGAAGCCAAATCTAAACAATATTAGGAATAAGTCTATTGATATTGATGTCATAGAAAATGATGCAGTGCTAACCAGAAAAAAGGGCAACGCATATCAGTACACTAAAACAGGATATAGAAAAGATATTGATATGAATGTTAGGTCTAGCTGGGAGGCTAACTTTATTAGAGTATTGAATATTTATAAAATTAAATTTAAGTTTGAACCAACAGTTTTTTCTTTTCCTATCAAGAGGGGCACAAAAGGTTATACGCCAGATTTTCTGCTGGAAAGAAATAATGAATGGGTTGAAATAAAAGGATATCTTGACGATAAAAGTAAGATAAAATTAAAAAGATTCAAAAGATATTACCCAGAAGAGTTTGCCAATCTTACATGCGTGATAAGTAAATATTCAAACGACGCAAAGAACTATATGAATAATCTCGGTGTAGAAAATATTGTATTTTATGAAGACATAAGAGATTATTATAGTGAATATATAATAAATTGGGAAGGCAAAAGATGAGTAGTTACAAAGAACAATATTATTCTTTAGCAGAAGAAGAGATGCAAGATCTGATATCTAAAACTAAGTCTGGAAATACTAAGGCTCAAAATGAAATATTAAAGGTATTTCATAATTTTTTAACAAAGTATATATCTCTTTTGTATTATGGTAAATATAATTTATCCGATTATGATATTAGAAGGTTTATATCTTTATTCATAAAAGATCCTGGAACGCGATTTGCTTTAATGAAGAACAAATATAATAATACAACTTTGAAGTCTATCAATGAAACCATGAGAGGCATACACTATATGATCAAAAGGTATGGCGACGAAGAAGATATTCGGCAGACAGTCCATATGACATTTTTTCAGTGTATAGCAAGGTACGAAAGAAAAGATTCGGCTAAAGGCCCAATACCCTTTAGTGGATTTTTGTACAGTTACTTTTTTTATCTTTTAAAGAAAAACGTAGATACATTTTTGATTGACCAACTAGGAAGAAAAACCTTTCCACTTTTAAGCGACGAGGCAACCACTGATGAGAGTGACGACGATTACGTAGTTGGATTCAAAGCAGACCCCATAGAAATATCCATGGAGCAAATGATGGCAACAAAAAAAATAGATCAGTTTTGGGTTTTGGGAGAAAAAACTCAGCCTCCATTTGATAGACTAACGGTTCAAGAAAGGCAATTATTAAAATGGAGATATGTAGATGGAAAAAGATCTAGTCAAATATCTCAAACAGTAAATGAACATCCAAATACAATTAGAGAGCATCTTTCTAAAATTAAAGAAAAAATTAGAAATACTATCCACGAAGAGGATATGCAAGAATACCTGTTTCTGATGCAAATGGAGAAAATGTGAATAATCAATCTGTTGAAAAATTACAGGAACTATTAAATAATTTGTTGGGACCACAAATTAAAGAAGTGATAGATGCGTACGCAGAAAACGAGTCTAACTACAAATATTTCATAGAGATACCAGAAGCAGATGTTATAGATTTGGGTATAGATTTTATAGCTTCATTAGTAGCTAAGTCATCTAATGTTTATGGTAGAGCAGCACGCTTTGCTGGAATGGCAAGAGCACAGCTAAAACTTGCTGAAGGCAGATATAAGAAAATATATAAATCAAATATGATTGGTAGAAACGACGCAGAAAGAGAAGCAACGGCTATGAAGGCCGCTGAAGACGAGTATCTAGCCTTAACTACCTGTGAAGCTATTGTAAATTTAGCAGAATCTTTGGAGGCTTCAGCCAGAATATCGTCTGAATCAGCCAGAAAACTAATGGACAAGATACAGTCAATGCAAGTTGCCGCCCATAGAGAAGAAAAGGGCTCATATCTAGAATCAGATTTTAGTACATATTAAAGGATATATCATGTTTATTGGTTACTATAAAAGTGTTAGTTCAGCAAAAGAGTTTTATTCTGAAAAAAAAGATGATCTTAATTTCCCGATGCAAATAGAATATCTGGGGGATAGATATCTTCTTTCTAAAACTATTCAAGTCACACCAAAGAGTGAAAAAAATTTAATAGACACCGCAAAAAGATATGGAATAGACTATGACGTTAGAATTGACTACACCATCAATTGAAGTAAGGCAGTATGTTGAAAAGCTTCTAGGTGCAGTGGGAACGCAAAAGAGAGAGTTGTATTCCCATGAGGAAGTAGAAAACATGCTCCTAGATATTTATCTTTTACTTAAATCGAATTGATGGATTGGTCAATGTATGAACATAGAAGTCTTTTGTGACGGTGCGTCAAGAGGGCAGGGGCAAAAAAAATTTGGAGAAGCCTCATGCTCAGCCGTTGTTTATAAAAATAGAAAAAAAATAGCCCAGTTTGCTAGAGGGCTTGGTCCCAGGACTAATAATGAGGCAGAGTACGAGGCGGTGATCGCTGGCTTATTGATCTGCTCAATGGCAGATCTGATAGATCCCATTATTTACACAGACTCCGCTGTTGTAGCTAATCATGTTAATGGAAAATGGAAGTGCAAAAATCCCACCCTTATGCCGCTTCTTATGACTATAGAAGAAATAAGGGATGAATTTAATTTTCGTGTAGTACAAGTTAAAAGATCTTTTGTGTGGGAGCCCGATGCTCTAGCAAACGCATTTTTGGATGAATTAGAACTAAGAAAAGAATACATGAATAAGAATTAAGTGGTATAATAGATTCTATGTTAAATATGAAAAATTATGATAAAAATCATCCTATTATTTTAGGGTTGGCCGGGAAGGCCGCAACAGGCAAAACATCTGTTGCAGAAAAAATAGTTCCAAAGGGAGCTATTAGTACATCTTTAGATAATTTAATGTGGGATCATATATTTTTTGCGCTACCCCTATACGAACTAGCTAGTATTAAAAGAACTGTTGAAGGAATTAACAAAAATAGTAGACAGCTTTTTGCTATACATGAAACACTGTATGATTTGTTTGGTAATACGGCAATTGGTTCTATTCCAAATTATCCAGATTTTGTTGACTTAGTTCAAGAAATTCATCAAATGGCAATAGAGCCAGAGGGTGTTAAGGCTAGAACCTTTCTTCAAAAAGCTGGCGACTTATGCAGAGGCCATGACGCGGACTGCTTCGCAAAATGGGCTATAAATAAAGCTAAAAAGATACATAGAGTATACGAATCGCAGATCCAAGAAGAAGATCAATCATCACCGACATGCATTATAATATCTGATGTAAGATTTTATAACGAGGCAAAGCACATTTTACAACAACCAAACGGCATCATAGTGTGCTACGAGGCTTCGGACAAAATACGAAATGACAGAATGCTACAGAGAGATGGAAAAATTATGACACCAGAGCAGAGTTCTCATGTTTCAGAAAAACAAATTGATTTGATAAAAGAAGTAGCAGACGCTATAATAGATACCAATAATATGTCAATAGAGGATCAGACAAATAAAACAATAGATCAAGTAAACACTTTTTTGAAGCAGTATGCCTAAGATAACTAAAACAGCAATGGAGCAATCAACTGATTCTCCCTTAGACCAGGTGGTAAATCTTTTGAGTAATGAAATCTCATTAACAAGTTCTCCCATAGTAATATGTGGGGTAAATAGAAAAATAAACATAGGAAACTTTGAAAATATCGACGTATATGCTGGAGTAACTATCCCCTTGCATGGTTTGTCATATGATGACAAGGAGCAATTGACTTCTGCAATCGAAGAGGCTGTTTCTTATGGCTTTTCTCTAGCTTCAAAAGAAACTGGAGAAAGATATCAACTAATAAAAGATTCACAACAAGGTAAGTAAAAGAGGTAATTATGAGTTTAATTAAGAAAATGGCAAGAAAAATTCTTTTTGGAAAAAAAGAATCAAAAAATAAACCCGAGGCAACAAAGCCTTCAGTAGCAGCTTCGACAGCTGAGACACCCTCAGCCGCTGAGACTATAGCTAAGTTGGCGCAGCCAAGCTCTGAAAAGAAGGCTTTTAATCCAGCTTCAGAAAAGAAGCCAGGAAGACCTAAGAGTCAAGGCACCAAAAGCGCAAATAAAAAGCCCGCACAAAAAAAGCCAGCTGCAAAAAAGAACGCTACTGACAAGTAATTGTTCTTTTTGTCCGATAAACAAAAAGACTATATATATGGGTAGCTTAGGTTACTATATATATAGTCTTTTTTATATTGCAAGGATGGTTTATTATGGCCGATAAAGGTTGGGGAAGCAAAACTTCTTCTGAAAACAATTATTTTAAACTTCTAAAAAATTCAGTTATGAATGTCGTAGATCTCAAAAAAACAGGTGGACACTACTCTAGCCACTGGACCAAAAATAAAAATAAATAAATCTAACAATTATAAATAAAGGAATCCAAAGTTATGTCGGCTATAGACTTCCCAGATAATCCCACAACTAATCAGATATTTACCTCTGGAAATCGTTCTTGGCGGTGGACCGGAAGTATTTGGAATAGATATAGTACTGGAGGGGCTCCAGAGGGTCCCACAGGTCCCATAGGTCCCACAGGACCCCAAGGCGATTCTGATTCTGGTACTCTAACAACCAAAGGTGATTTATTAACAAGGACAGGAAGCGCATTAGATCGTTTGGCTGTCAGCACAGATGGTTACGTTCTAGAGGCGGATAGTGGCGAGTCAACGGGTATTAAGTGGTCAGACCGCAAGAGCGTGTCAATTAATGCTCAGACTGGTACTACTTATACTTTCCTCGCTGACGACGCTGGCAAGGTAATTACAGCAACAAACGCAAGTGCCGTGACCGTAACGGTGCCACCCGAGTCGTCGGTTGCATTTCCTGACGGCACACAGATAGTTGTCGCTGCTGGTGG